ATGGCCCCTCGCAGCATCACCGACGATGAAATAGCCATAATAAAAGCAATGTTGGCTGCAGGAGTCGATAAAACAAAAATTCAAGCCTATTTCACCCATCCATCAAGGCCTGTCAATTATGGACGGATAACAAATATTGAGCAGGGAACTTATGGCCCAAGGGTTTCTGTAGCATCTGAGGCTCAGCTTGATGCGTTCTATGAGAGTTGGTTAAAGCGTCATGGTGAAAATCCACAAGAGATAGCGTATAGATCTATCGAAAGCGATAGTTCATCGCCAATTTCGCCTGCATCTATAGGTCGTTTATTTGAAAAGCGAGGTGACGCATATTATTTGATTGGTGATGAGAGCGATTTTATAGAATGCAAATCTGCATTCCATGGCCCTGCCCACGAGAGATTTCTAAGGGCTGTGGCTGCGCTGGCTAATAATAGGGGTGGATACGTAATATTTGGCGTTGAGCCGTCCGATCTAAAACTGGTTGGGATCGATGTTGATCGATTTTTGATGATTGATATATCGAGATTTTCGATGGCTTTTCGTGAGTATATGGATCCTGCGCCCGATTTCGAAGTGTCATCGCTGAATTTAGAAGGCTTGGCAGTTGGTGTAATCTATGTGCAGCAATGTGCAGAAGCTCCGATAATTTCAATGAGAGATACGGGTTCGTATAGGTCGGGAACAATATACTTCAGGTATCCAGGAGAATCCAGGCCAATTGCTGCAACTGATTTCCGGCGACTTCTGGAAAGGCGTGATCAACGAGTGAGAACAGAAAGTGTAGCACTGATAACCAAGGCAATCGAGGGTGGTATCAATACCGCCGTTCTCAATTTGAGCGATGGAACGATCGAAACGGCGAGCAACTTTGGCCGCCTCGATTCCAACATCATCAGCGATTTGGAGGAGTTGAAAAGTGGAAAGCGGGGTAGTGGGACCCCACTGCTGATTCAGGGCAACGTGAATATTGTTGATGATAGCAAGATTATAGAAAGAACAATTAGAGAAGGAATCAGGGATCGTGACGTTCTTGAGAATGCAATGAGGCGATCGAAGGTTGGACACCCCGATCAATACGTTCTGCATTGTTGCTATTCGAGAAAGATGTGGCTACCGATTTGGCACTACGTCAATAATATGGGAGTCCCCGTTGATGACATTATAGGCATGATTGAGGGGGCGACTGATGGTTATAAAGACAGCAAGAAACATCTTGTGGATCGTCTCCGGGGCTCTATCGTTAGCCGAAAATCTCCAAGTAGAGATTGCGCATCACTCTTGGCTGCGCTTCGGACAGATGGATTTCCTGAAATTAAAAATGAAAGATCATTGTGCATGGTCTTGAACTCCATGCTGAGCCTTGAATGTTCTGACAGAGATATTGCGCACTCATTGATGTTATCTGCGCTTATCGAGTATGACAAATTGCCTTCCCCAAGAAGCACAACAGCATCAGCTCTTTATAAAGCTGCTTGCCGCGCCGATGAGCTGCTGATGTGCAAACCGTGAGGTTATCGCGAAAGCGATATCTGGCCTGTATCACAAGCGCTTCTCATGGGGTGGCTGTTTAGGTGCAGATCGGTTGGGTCTATATCTGAAAAAGATATCAAGGACTCCTCACACTCCGATCCGCTCCACCTCGTCGAGGGTCACCTGATCCGAGCGGCGGTCGTAGAGCTGCGTCGTCCGCGTGCTCGCGTGGTTCGCCATCGCCGCGGCCTTTTCGAGCGTCCCACCGTTCTTCAGGTAGGCGGTGATGCCGGTCGCCCGGAAGGTGTGATTGCCGATCAGGGTCTCGATGCCGGCCGCGGCGGCCCGACGGCGGATCATCGCGTGGGCGTTGCCCTGCGGCAGCGGCGAGCCGGAGAGCTTGCCCGTACCCCGCGCGATGGTGCGGAACAGTGGCCCCTTCGGATCCCCGGTAAGCCCACAGCCCTCGATGTAGGCTGAGAGCCAGGCCTCCAGATTGTGATGGCAGGGCATCTCGTGCTCTTTGCCGCCCTTCTCGTGCAGGCGGACCCAGAGGCGGCGGTTCTGGACGTAGACGTCTTCGACCCGCATCGAGAGCGCGGCGCCGATCCGGGCGAAGGAATAGACCATCAGGCCGACGAGAGCGCGGTCGCGAAGGCCGACAGGCGTCGAGACGTCGATCGCGTCAAGGAGAGCCCGCGCCTCCTCGGGCGAGAGAACCGGCGTCTTGCCGCGCTTCACCGAGTGCTTGGGTCCACGCACGGCGGAAGCCGGGTTGAACGGCAGCACGCCTCCGGTGGCGAGCCAATCGAACATCATCCGGACGGCGGCGAGGTGCTGCTTGACGGTCGGCGCGGAGACTTCGCGGCCGAGCCCTTCGACCCACGCGGCGACGTGGACGGAAGAGACCGCCTCGATCGAGCGAAGGCCCCGATCCTCGGCCCAACGGCAGAACTCGCCGACCGCACGGGCGTAGGCGCGGCGGGTGTTGGGATTGCGGATCTGCGCCGTGAAGAACTCAAGGAAACGGTAAGAAGCTCGGTCGCCCAAGATTTCTACAATCTTTGGAAGTACCGTTCTTTGCGCCTCAAGCTGGAGAACGTGTCTTGTCATCGGAGTGGGCCACCCCATCGCCCCCGCACCATCCCTTCTCCCTTCACTTCAGTCTTCCCACCCAGACCTTCGACCACTTCATCCACCCAACCTTCGATAACGACGTGGCCCCCTAGGTTTCTAACCGTACCGTTGACCATCCCGTAGATAAGCACCGTCGCGCTTGGGCCAACCTCTAAATCGGCTGTGATCATGCCCCGGATCTCCAGCCGTACCCCTTCCGCAACCGTTACCTTCTCCGTGATCATTCCCCGAAGGAGCGTATCTTCAGATACACGGTGCGGTTTGGTTATCTGCCCCTCAATTATCTTCACGATGCCCTCCTGGCGTTTGCTAAAGGACATTATCAGACATAAGGATCGGCGCGAAGTGCGTGGTTGTCGCAACCGATGCTCGCGGTATCCGACAGGATGACAGAACAGCCGTGAGCCGGATCCGGTCCGTGCACATCCAGGACCTCCATGGATTTCTCAACGGGGAACCACCACGGGGGGAAAACTGCTCGCCGCCGTCTCGATCCTAATGTCTCGCGATGGCGACCCTCACGGACGCGTCCGGGCAAAATCCGATTGCGCCTCGGCGGTGTGATACATTCTTGACCGATCGGCACATACAATATAATAATATCAATAACTTCTCAACACGGAACCGCAATCCTCTCCTGGGCACCAACGCCTCGAAAGAGGTGAGTTCCACCAAGGTGTTATCTGACATTTTCGTCCCACTCCGGGGCTCGTCGGATTTCGGTGGGACGAAGTCGCCTTCGTCCAGGCGCTTCCGCGCGTTGCGCGCCAACCTCTTCTGATCGGCAGAACGGGTGTAGCGATCCACCTCCTTCGAGGTCTTGTGGCCGGTGAAGGACATGATCTCACGATCGCTCGCACCCTGCTCGGCGAGCATCGCCGAGAAATATTTCCGCAGCCCATGCGCCGACCGATCGGTCAAGCCGGCCTCCCGACACCAGTCCCGGAACTTGTTGCCGAACGCGGCGGTCGAAGCGAACGGACGGCCGTAGGCGGTGACCAGGAACGTCTCGTCGCCGTGCGGCGTCGCCGCCAGCGCCGCCACCAGAGCGTCACTCATCGGCAACGTCAGGGTGACCGGGTTGCGGTTGCGGTTCTTCCACTGCGTGAAGGTGATGGTGCCGGCATCGACCATCGGCGGACCGAGCCGATGGATATCGGAGATCCGCTGTCCGAACTCGGTGAAGAGGACGAGCGCCAAACGAGCCATGGTCCCGACCGGATGGCAGTCCTCGAATCGTTCGACGTCGGCCCTCGACCACGCCGGGATGCCGCCGGCCTTCACCGCCGGGAAGTACTCGACGACCGCCGCCGGATTGGTGTCGGCGAGGTCGTTCAACACGGCGTGCTTGTAGAGTTGCCGGAGGGCCTTGATCATCCCGTTCGCCGCTCCCGGTGTCTCGGCGAGGCGATCGCGTACGGTCCTGACGTGGCGCGGCAGCATCGCCCGGTAGGGCAGAATCCCGAACTCGTGACCGTCCTTGGCACGCATCAGGCAGAAGCGATCGAGGAGAGAGCGGCGCACACGTCGCGTCGAAGCATCGAGCCCCTTGAATTCTGCGCTGGCGTAGTACCGCTCACAGAGCGCGCGGAACGATCCCTGCGGCGCCGGCGACTGCTTCCCCTTGCGCTTCGGCACCGGCTTCGTTCTGCCGGCGAGTGCGTCACGATACGCCGACCAGAAAGCCGGCGTATCGTATTCCTCCCGGATGCGGATCTTGCCCTGCCCCGGCATGCGGACGTACAGGCGCTCGTTTCCGTGCCTGTCGACGTCGCGCGAAAGATGGGGCGGGTTCCGCTTCGGCATGGATCAGAGCGCCTCGTCCCACGGATTGACGTCTTCCGGGGGCAGCCCCTCCGGAACGGTCTGACCATCGTCGAAGAGCACGACGATCCTGCCGTTCGGGTCGACTTCGACCCGCGGCCGCTCGACACCGGCCGCGAGCGCTCCCTTGAACGCTCGGGTGATGTCGGAGGTCTTGAAGCGGGCCGGTTGTCTCGCCATCGTCACGTCTCCTCGTCTCAGCCCCTGAGCCGGACGTCGGCGCGCAGGGCGTCGGCGGTGGCAGGCTTGGTTGCGGTGCCGAGGCGGTCGTTGCCCGTCTCGGTGACGGTGGCGCGGGCGGCGGCGGCGTCCCAATAGATCGGGGCGCCCTGCCCGAAGGCCTCGCCGGTCTTCTTCTTGATCGAGAACACCCCGACGAGGTCGCATTCGACCTCTTCGCCGAGGGCGGCGTCGGTCGCGGCGATGCCGACGAGGTCACCGACGACGACCACGTCGCCGGCCGCGACGGCGGCCGGAGCGGTGAGGGTGAGCGCGTCGCCGCGCTGGACGAAGTTCTTCATGTCAGATCCCTTTCGAGGTGGAGAAGCGGACCATCCGCACCGGTCGAGCACCGCTCGCCGTCGCGATCTGCCGCTCGAGATCGTCGATCGCCGCCGCGAGTTCCGCGTCGGTCCGGAAGACGACGCGGTCCTCGCCGTACTGAACCTCGCGCTCGCCGCCGGCACGGATCGAGCGCAGGCTGTCGAGGCGGTCGTGGAGTTCGGCGAGGGTCGCCATGGATCAGGCCTCCTTGCCGGGGTTCTGGTACCAGCCGCGGTGTTCGAGGAAGGCCGCGCCGAAGTCGAGGCGGACTTTGACCTCGACGCCGTCGACCTCGAAGCCGGCGCGGCTCTCGGTCTGCGGACCCTCGGAGCCCTGGAGGTAGCTGTATTCGAGACCCTCGATCGCCGCGGGGTCGCCGGCCATGTACCAGCGGGCGGGGTCGACGAGGCGGGGCTCGACGAGGAGGTCGAACTTGCCGCCGAACGGGTTCACGTCCTCGGTCCGGGTCGGCTGGATCGCCGCGAGGATCGCCTCGGCACCGGTCTCGAGTTCGGGCGGCACCAGCAGGACCTTCGGCGCCACCGAGATCGGTCGGCCGTTGATGCCCTTCTGGCGCCGCATGGCGAGCCGGGCGGCGGAGATTGCCGCCTGCGACGGCTGGCCACCGGTGGCGGCGAGGTTGCCGCGCGAGGCGTGGAAGACGGGCAGACCGTCGTCCATCAGCGGTCCGGTCCCGGCGTTGGCGACGAGCAGGTCGACGAGGAACTGTGCCTCGAACTCGGAGGCCGCGGCGCCGAGCTTGCCGGCGAGATCGGCGAAGGCGCCGATGTCGTCGTTGATCAGCATCTGCCGGGAGAGGGCGACGATCGTCCCATAGGTGCCGATCCTGTAACTCTCCTTGCCCTCGATGAAGGTCGAGTAGCGGTATTCGCCGGCTTCGCCGACCTTCTCCAGTTTGGCGAGGTCGGCCGCCTGGACCCTGGTCTTGGCGCGGAAGTCCTTCGCCGTCGACTGCCGGGCGAGCCGCTTCATGACGGCGGGGGCGGCGGTATAGGCCTCCCGCAGCGTCCGGTTCGCGGTGTCGGCGAAGATCGCCGGGAAGTCCGAGGTGGTGTGCAGCGCCCGGGTGATGGTGTCGGCCGGCGACAGGCCGGTCGAGGACTGCCCGGCCATCCGCAGGGCCTCGCGGGCGAGGTCGAGAGTGGTGAACCCCGCGTAGGCCCGGGCCGGCTCGGAGAGCGTGTGGCGCGGGTTGGCGCGGGTCGCATAGACCGCCTCACCGGCGAGCGCCCGGAACTGCGTCGGGTCGTCGTGGGCACCGACCGTCGTGGTGCGGGCGGCGATCACCGGGCGGGTGGTCTGGCGGGTCCGCATCGCTTCGAGCGCCGCGGCGCGGGCCTCGCCCTCGCTGGCGCCGCGGTCGATCAGGCCGTTCGCCCAATCGGAGCCGAGGTCGAAGGTGGTGGCGAGAGCGCGGATCTCGCCGTTGACCGCCGCCCGGGTCTCGGTCGGGGGGACGGTGGTTTCGGGCGGGGGCGCTGCCGCCGTGGTGGTGTCGGGCATGTGTGACCTCACTTTCGCCGCCGGGTCGGCACCGACGGGGACGAGGGAAACCTCTCTGAGCTCCCAGTGGGTGACGGTGCGGAGGCGAGCGCCCTTCGCATCCTGGCCGTCGCGCCACTCGAGGGGGCCGTAGCCGATCGAGACGTTGCGGATGATCCCGGCCTTGACGTCCTGCCAGACGAGTTCGGCACGGGGGGAGAACTGGACCCTGACGATCAGGTTGCCGGCCTCGAAGCGCGCCCCGCGGACCACCCCGAGGACGGCGCCGAGCGCGTCCTGCCGATGGCTGTCGAGGAGCGGCATGCCGTCGAGCCGGGAGAGGTCGACGGCGGCGGGCGAGACGTCGAGGCGTTCGACGAAGGGACCGTCGAAGTCGGCGCGGACGACGCCGGCCCCGGTCGAGGCGATCAACTCGACGGTGCGGGCCTCCTCGTCGAGGCTCGACGGGGTGAAGGGGGTGCGGAAGAGAGCGGTCATGCGGCGGCTCCCCGGTCGGCGGTGACGGGGGCGATGCCGAGGGCGGCGAGCCGCGCCCGGTCGGCGGCGATCTCGGCGTCGACGTCCTCGGCGTCGTAACCGCGCTCGGCGATGATCTCGGAGCGGGACCGCAGGTTGTTGCGCAGGGCGATCTCGGCGGCGGTCGCCTCGTTCTGCGGATCGACCCAGGGCCATGCCGGCGGCAACCACTTGGCGCCGTCGAAGGAGGCCGCGTCGGCGAGATAGGCGGCTGCGGAGACGGTTCCGGTCAGCACCTGCCAGCGCACGAAGCGGTTCCACACCGGGCGGCAGAAGCCGAAGACCATCACGTGGTGCTGGATGCCCTCGATGGTCCGGCGGAATTCGAGCTTGGCGGACCGTTCGGAGGAGTAGTTCACCCTCGAATAGTCGCCGGAGAGCTGTTCGTAGGTGACGCCGGTTCCGACGGCGATCGCCCGGAGTGTCTCGGTGAGCAGCGCCGAGGCGCCACCCTGATCGGGGATGTCCATGAACTCGATCTGCCGACCGGGCGGCAGCACCGGCATGGATCCGGGTTCGAGGGTGACGTCGAGGGCCTCGCCGCTCTGGTCGCCGTCCCAGGAGACCGCCCCGTCGGGCGAGGTGACGACACCGACGTGCATGGCGGCGACCTTGGCGCGGACCAGCATGGCGTCGAGGAGGGCGTCGAGTTCCTTCGCCGAGAGGAGGACCGGGGCGAACCAGGAGAGGCCGCGGACCTGTCCGGGCATCAGCGGGCGGAAGAGATGGAGGACACCGCTCGCCGGTTCGCGCACGGGCGCCAGCGCGAGCCCGGCGAGCGGATCGCCCGGCATCACCGGACGAATGTGGAAGGCGACGATCCGGCCGGAGGGGTCGAACTCGACACCCTGGACGATCACCCCACCGTCGGCGAGACGGCGGGTCAGCGACCGGTCGAGTTGTTCGGGGTGGAGCCGGCGCAGGATCGGAGCGCCCGAGACTTCCGAGCCGAGGAGGAAGAGGGCTTCGCCGAAGACGACGAGGTCACGGGCGGCGAGGCTCTGCAACAGGTAGAAGTCGCCGCGCCCCTCGACGTCGGCGCGGTCGGTCCAGGCCGACCAGTCGCGGTGGAGGCGGGCGCGGACGGTCTCGCTCGGGTGCTGCGAGCGGGGGACGATGCCGGTACCGACGATGTTGGCGACGAGGGTCTCGACGATGCGGGCGCCGCGGGGATCGTTGAGGGCGAAGTGTGCCGCCCGGGCCGCCACCGTCGCCGCCGAGGCGTGGACGACACCCGACGAGGTGACGGTGCGGGCATCGGCCCAACGCCGACCGCCGCCCGCCGCATCGAGCGAACGGGTGGCGGGGGCGAGACGACGCAACATGCGGTCGACGATCCAGCCGAGCGGGGCGAACATCGGATCAGGCCTCGCTGTCCCACGCCTTGCGGCGATCGTGGTAGATCTGCGCGGCCATCTCTTCGACGGTCGGGTTGTACTCGGTGATCGGGAAGGTCAACAGATCGGGCCACATGTCGTCGAGGTCGATCTTCTCGTCCTGCGCACGCATCTTCAGGACGGCGAGGCCGGCGGTCGCGCTGGTCAGCAGGAGGTCGACCATGCCGGCGACCCCCGGGATCTCGAAGTGGGCGGTGAGGTCGGCCATGGTGCCGACGAACGGCTCGTGGCCACCGCCGACCGTCCAGATGCGACCGCAGAAGATCTCGGGGCTGGTGCCCCCCTGGCGGAAGTCGACGACCGAAGCCTCGATCGCGGCGGCCTTGACGGTCAGTTGCCGCAGCATGTCGCGGACGATCTTGCAGGAACCGGCGCGATCCCCGGCCCGCCGCTCGGTGAAGCGAGCGGCGAGCACGTAGGCATAGGCCTCGAACGGGGTGTAGGCGCGGAACGCAGCGTTGTTGACCGGCATCTGGTCCCTCCGCTTGAGGGCGGTGTGGGTGTCGACGTCGAGCTTGGTCAGGGCGAAGAACTGAGCGCGGGTGATGGACATTCCGGACTCCCTGGGTGGCGGTGCGTCGCGACGCGACGAATTGGCTTCCCCGTGACAGTGACAGAGAGTCTGTGACCGGTCAAATCGAAAGCGACTCTCCGTCACTGTTTTTGTGTCTGATCGAACCCCGCCTCGAAGTCGGCGAGGGCGCGTTCGGCGATGTCGTCGATCCAGGTGGCGAGCCGCAGGACGTCCGACACCTGCCGCTGGTCGAAGCCGGGGATCAGATCGCCGTCGCGGGCGCCGACGGCGACCGGGTTCTCGGCCATGGCGGAGATCGCCCGAGCGAGAACCGCGAGGTCGGCGACGATGCAGGAGAGTTCGTCGGCGCGGTGGGGCGAGGTCCGGTCGATGGTCTGGTGACAGACTTCGACGACGCGGGCGGAAGCGGTCTTGCGGGTGGATGCGGCTTCGGAGGAGGTGGTCATCGTCTGGCTCTCGGGGTGATGATGGCGGAGGAGTTGCCGGCGGCGTCGGCCGGGGCGTCGATCTCGTCGAGGAGGGTGGTCGAGGTCTCGGCGAGGAGTTCGAGGGCGTGGCGCAGGCGCGGCGTCACCTCGATGAACAGGCGCGAGACATGGCTCTCCCGTTCGCGGTCCATGTGGTGCATGGCGCGGCTCCTGTGGTAGACAGAAATCGTAACGTGGTCACGATATCGAGTTGTCCGCGCCAGTCAATCAAAATCGTAACGGAGTTACGAATGCTGCCTGTTCAGTGCAAGATGGCGCGCGCGGCGCTTGGGTTGGGAGTGCGGGAATTGGCGGCTCTTGCCGAGGTCTCGCCGGACACGATCGCACGATTTGAGAGAGGTGAAGAGTTGAAGCCCCGGACTGTTGACGCAATACGTGTGGCATTGGAGAATGCCGGCGTGGTCTTTGTCGGCGAGAGCGGCGAAGGGCCAGGAGTCCGCCTAAAGAGGGGTTGATTGGCGTGTTCTGAATTTTTGGGCGTGCCGGATCTCGTTTAGTTTTCGGAGAGGCGCATATGAACCTTGCAAATACAATACAGGATGAGCCTGAAAAAGACATCAATATTGCTCCTGACATCAAAATCCGTAGCTACACGAACGTTGGTTCTGTGCTTGGTTTTGGGAGGGTAAGCGTAGAAGCGCGCGAACATATTGTTCCAGATCGGAAACAGGTTTCGTATTTCGTAAAATTTGAGATACAATCTGGTGGCGATTATCCTCAAACAGTGGCAGCAGTTGTTGGCTATGATAATATTCAATCGTTAATTGATGCGATAGAAAGGATGTCACACTTAACAATCAGCAGTGATAGATTTTCATTTTCTGAAATTGAGTATGAAGTTGATGGTCTTTCTATAATTATATTTAATAATGACAGAGGTAAACTTCAGTTTGCCGTTACGGCAGGAAATACGACCGTTCATTTTTCGTCCATGGCGGACTTAAATACATTGAGAGTGCTCGTTGTTCGCGCTAAAGAGCACATAGATCGGCATAAATTCGAAGTGTAGGGCACGAGCGTAGTCAGTCACCACTTCTTTTCGCTCTCGTGTTTCACCGCGTGGGCGAGGGTTGACACCACGAAGTCGTTGATTCGATTGTATGATTTGCTTTTGCCGAACTTGCGATAGCCCGCCGAGTCGGTCGTCTCCGCCGACTTCCTCGATCGAGGTCGCCGCCGATGAAGACGCATTACGACAGAGACGCCGATGCGCTCTACGTGCGCTTCGCCGAAGGCAAGGTCGCCGAGTCGGAAGAGGTTTCGCCCGGTGTGGTGATCGACTTCGACGCCGAGGGTAAGATCGTCGCCCTCGAAGTGCTCGCCGCGTCGCGCCAACTCGCCGCTGGTGCCATTCCGCCACTCGCCGCCGAGTGATCACCTCCCCAACCACCTCGACCGGATCTTCGCCGCGGCCGGCTTGACCGGATCGGCCGACGCCTCGTTGTTCCGCTCCGCGGCTTCCGCCACTGCCTTCGCCGCCTCGGCGAGGTTGAACCCCGCCGACGTCAGCCCGGCGAGCGCTGCGGTGGCATAGACGCGGGCGTCGAGCGGCTCGTTGCGCACGCTCGGGTCCGGCACCCACTCGATGCGGGCGACGCCGGCCTTCCACTTCCTGACTGCCCGCTCCGCCAGCAGCCCGGCGAACCAGTCGTGGTCGCGCCCGTCGGGGAAGTGCGCCACCCCGGGACCTTCCGTCGCATCCATCCTGAGGCGCACCATCAGCGTCGACTTGATCCCGTCGACCCCGATGACGTGGATCGGCGCCAGACCCTGGCGCTTCGGCTTCGGCGGCCGGCGCGGCCATGGCGGCACACCCGGGCCACCCCGCCCCTTGATCGCCCATACCCGCCGGTTCAGCCGGGCGCCGGAGAAGGCGACCACCTGTCCGGTACGGTGCCCGCCACTGTCGATCGCGGTCGCCGCCACCCGCAGGTCGGGCACCGCCTTGACGTGCCGCCAACGGCGCAGCAGCAGCCGGTCGAGCGCCTCCCACACCTCCGGCTTGGTCGTGTCGCCGTGCAGGATGCGATAGTCGAGGCTCCAACTCTCCTCGCCCCGCCCCCAGCCGACGAACTCCACCTCGAGCCGGTCGTCCTGTGTGTCGACACCGGCGGTGATCACCGCGACGCCCTCGGGCAGATCGTCGCCGAAGGGTTCCGAGCGTGTCGCCAGCAGGTCGGCGGCGAGCGGCGCCGTCTCGCGGTCCTCGAAGGCCTCGCCGAGCTTCAGGTTTACCCACGACTTCAACCGCGTCGGGTCCGACTTCGCCGCGAGGAAGTCGGCGGCGATCTCGCCCCAGGGCTCGAAGGCGGAGAGCAGCGAGGGCAGATGGAAGCCGGCCGAGCGGCCGTCACCGGTCGCCGTCGGCCGCCACTCACCGGCGGAGAGCATCGCCGGCTTCTCCCGTTCGTCGATCAGGCAGCCGCAGAACGCGCAGGCGTAGGCCGCCTTGCGCGGCTCGCCCTCGGGCCAGCGGATGTTCGACCATGTCACGACCTGGTGGGTGCCGCAGTGGGGGCAGGGGACGAAGAACTTCCGCTGGTCGGTCTCGGCATAGGCCTTCTCGATGCGGGAGACACCGGCGATCGTCGGCGTCGAGATCATCATGATCTTGCGCCGGCCGCGGTAGGAGACGGTGCGCTGGACCGCGAGGGCGACGGGATCGCCTTCGTCCTCGACGTCGGTCGGGAAGGCGTCGACCTCGTCGAGGACGAGGTAGCGCACCGCGGTCGAGCGCAGGTCGGCGGCGGCGTTGGCGCCGACCATCAGGAGTTGGCCTCCGGCGAGGAGCTTGGTGTCGATGGTGTTGTCGCTGTCGCGGGACCGGCGCGGGGCGACCTTGGCGCGAAGAGCGGGGGTGAGGGCGATCAGCGGATCGACGCGGGTGCGCGAGTTGCGGCGCACCAGCCCGAGCGACGGCCAGACGATCATGATCGAGCCGGGGGCGGCATGCATCCAGTAGCCGACGGCGTTGAGGCCGGCTTCGGTGCCGCCGGTCTGGGCGCCCTTCATCAGGACCACCCGCTCGACCGGCGAGGCGATCGACAGGCAATCCTGGATCTCGCGGAGGTAGGGCAGGCGCGCGGTACGCCACGGGCCGGGCTCGGCGCTCTCCGGAGGGAGAACGCGGAAGCGGTCGGCCCACTCCGAGACCGTCATCTGCGGTTCCGGGGCGAGGCCGCGACGCCACGCGGCTTCGACCAGGGTGAGGGTTTCGAGGGCGAGGTCGTTCATCGGGTGAGCCCTTCGATGGTCATTTCGGCGAGGGTGGCGAGCTGGTCGCGGACGAGGCGATCGAGCAGGGCGACGACGGCGCCGAGGTCGGCGTCGGTCTCGGTGGCGACCTCCGGGGCGACCCGATTCACCCAGGAGATCCAGGCATCGCGCTCGGCCCTCGCCCGGGTCTCGATCGCCATGAGCGCGGCCTTGCGGTCGAGGAGGTTGCCTTCGAGCCGTTCCGCCTTGAGCCGGGCGGTCTTGGCGTCGGCCGCCTCGCGTTCGGCCCGCGACGAGGCGAAGCCGAGGGGAGAGCCGTCGACGGTGGCACGGCGACGGTTCGGGTCGATGTGCTCGGCGACCCAGGTCTTGCCCTTCGCCGGATCGATGCGGCCGTTCGGCTCGACCGGGAGCCCGGCGGCGATCATCTGCGAGACACGACCGGCCGAGACACCGATCGCCTCGCCGAAGGCCTTCTTCGAGAGGGTCGGCGGCGGCGTGGTGGTTTCGGCGACGAGCAGCGAGCCTTGCTCCTCCTGCATGGCTTTAGCCCTTTCGTCCCAAGAGTTTAGGATCAAAACGGTCTAAAGCTGGCGATGTCTCGGGGCTGCGTGCACCCGTACCGAAGCCTCTGGGAAGGACCCTCGCCAACGTACGCAGGTCCGCCTCGATCTCCGACTTCTCGACGTGGAACCGCTCCGGATCGCGGTGCGACGGGACGAGCCGTCGAACCCGATCGGCCAGATCGACGAGCGCAGTGCCCTCCGACGTCGGGAGACGGGAAACCCCCTTTAGGGGGGATTTCCCGCCTCCCGCCTCGCACCGGGAGAAACGGGAGATTTCCCGGCTTCTCCCGTTCCTCCCGCTCACCTCGCCCGCCATACCCATTCTCCTTCGATGCCGATCACCCTCTTCGCCTGGAGCCCCTTCCTGGCGTCCTGGAACGCCTTCTTGCGGGACTCGGCGGTGTCTGCGTCCGAGATGCGCCGCCGATAGGCGTAGGGCCGCCACGTCTCGACCATCACGGCGCGTCCGCCGTTCGGGACCGAAGTGATCGGCTGTGTCACGCCATGGTCGATCAGCGCCTCGTCGAGGGCGTCGAGTGCGATCTTCTCGGTGTTGGTCAGTCTCGGCTTTCCCCTGGTCACACCGGGGCTCGCGTCCGTGGGCTCGACGACGGCCGAGGTGATGTCCTCGCCGTCCTCGTCCGTCCCGAGAACCGATTGCCGCAGCGTGTACTTGAAGGGATCGACGGCCGATCCGTCCTTCACCTTGACGATCTTGCCTTCACAGATCCCGGACTCTTCGTGCCGGGAGACCTCGATCACCGCATCGGCGGCCCCGAGGAGCGCATTCGAGCCGCGCATGCCGCGGTCTCGATCCTTGCCGGAATGATGCACGATCAGGACGTGAGCGCCCGTCTCGCGCTGGATCTTCTCCGCCCGCTGCACCACCACGTTGATGTCGCGGGCCTTGTCTTCGTCGCCCGAGCCGATCATCCGTGACAGCGTGTCGAGGACGACGAGGCGGATCGGCAGCCCGAGCGCCGCCCCATGCGCCTTCACGTCGTCGATCAGCATGTCGGCGCCGGTCTCGTCGTCGAAGAGGTTGACCGAGGACGGGACGAGAGCGAACGGCGCCCGAGTCTCGTCGCCCTTCTCCTGGCGCCACGCCTTCATCCGGAGAAGCATGCCGGAGGCACCCTCGCCGGAGACGTAGACGACGGCCCCCGGCGACACCCGCCGGTCGAACCAGTCGCGCCCATGGGCGACGTGCAACGCGAGGTCGAGGGCGACGAAGGTCTTCGACGTCCCCGGCGGGCCGTAGACGGCGGAGAGACCGCCATCGACGAGGAGCCCCTTGACCAGCCACGACAGCGGCGGAGCGCTGTCCTCGTCGCCGTACCAGACGACCGGGAGCCGAGCGGCGGTCTTCACCCGCCACGTCGGCGCCTGTTCGACCAGGGCATGCAGCGCCTCGACGGTGCCGCCGGCCTTCAACCAATCGGAGACGTCGCCCTTGCGGGGCAGGTTCGGTAGATCGACGACGCGGATGCGCGCGGCGCGTCCCGAGAGGGACCGAGCGACCTTCTCGGCGTGGTCTCGTCCGGCCTCGTCGTTGTCGGGCAGGATGACGACGTCGGCGCCCTCGAAGTGCTCCGAGAACTCATCGCGCCACTTGCCGGCCCCGCCGGGGTTGCAGGTCGCGGGGATGCCGAGCGACCACAACCGATCGGTGTCCTTCTCGCCCTCGACGAGGAAGACGACATGGTCGAGCGACAACGCCTCGACCACCTCCGGGAGCCGGTAGGGGACGAGGCGGACTCCCTTGAGGTTCCAGATGTGCCCTCCGCGGCCGTCCGGCCGGCGCTGGCGGAAGTCCTTCGGCTCGAAGCGGACGACCTCGAAGAGGAGCGAGCCGGCCTCGTCGGTGTAAGGGTAGGCGGCGACGATGCGTCGCTCTCCGGCCGGTTCGGGTCGGCCGGCGACGTCGCCGAACTCGGACCGCAACCAGTCGACCGCGGACCGATGGTCGCCGCCCTTCGCGCGGACGACGAGGTCGAGGACGCCACCGCCGTTGCCGGCCTCGTGGTCGTTCCAGGTGCCCTTGTGCGGCCCGCCGACCTTCACCGACAGGCTGCCGTGGTTGCCGAACCGCCACTCGTCCTTCGACGACAGATGCGGGTTCGGATCGCCGAGGAGGCGCCGCGCGACGGGTTCCATCAGGTCGACGAAATCGCTCATCGCCGGCCCTCCTCGGGTGGGACATCGCTCCCGGAAAACGCAATGGAATCAATCCCGGACTTTTCGTCCCACTCGTCCGTAACTCCTTTCTGCTGCTTGTCTTTTTCGACGCCTCTCCTGGGCACCATCTCTCCCGAGATGTGTTTCGCGTCAAATAGTTGGCAGAAATCAGAGGGTTGCACGGGGCGGACTGCCACACACGGCTGTCCCACAAAGGTGCCCCGTATGGTTCTTTCGATGCCCCGCCCCACACAGCGAGCCGGAAGCCGCGCCCTCCAGTTCAGACAGCGCATTCCCCTGGACCTCCGCGACAGCGTTCGCGGTCGTCGGTTGGCGATACCGCTGGGCGACGTCATCCACACGGTCTTGGTGTCCCCGAAGGCCGAGATGATCGAGTTCTCGCTGAGAACTTCGGATCCGGCCGAAGCGCGGATGCGTCAAGCCGCCGTGGTGTCCTACCTCGAACGAACCTGGGCCGAGATCCGGCGAGGGCCGACGAAGCTGAGCCACAAGCAGGTCGTCGCACTGGCCGGTGAGCTCTATCGCGACTTCGTCAAGGCCTTCGAGAGCAATCCCGGATCACCGGAGCGTTGGGTCAATGTCCTGGTGGAAAACGCGCTCGCTGCGGCAACGAAGACGGGATCCGGGGCATTGATGATCCGTGCCGATGCGGCCGGCGCCCGATTCGCGAAGCTCGCCTCGCTGCGCGACCGATTCGGCGGCTTCATGGAAGCATTGCTCGCCCGACGCTCGCTCGTGATCGACGACGACTCCCGGGCGGCGTTGCTGGAACAAGTCGCGCGGGTGATGGACGAGGCGGCGTTGCGGCTCATGGCCAACGCCGAAGGCGATTACCGGCCGGATCAGAACGCCGAACGATTCCCCACCTGGGCGCAGGCGACCCCGCAGGAAGTTCCGTCCCCGGCAGCCGGATCGTCCAAGGCCGTCACCACCTTCGACGACCTCTTCGCCCGCTGGAAACTCGGAGCATCACCGGCACCGAGTACGGTGACGACATGGCGATCCTACATCCGCGCCTTCGCCGACTTCCTCGGCCACGACGACCCGCGCAAGGTGACGACCGCAGACGTGCTGCGGTGGAAAGACGACCTGCTCGCACGGGGCCGCCAGGACATCGGCAACACCTACCTGGCCGCCTTGCGCGCCATCTACAACCACGCCGTCGACAACGCGGCGACCTCGGGGATCGCGGAGAACCCCGCCAAGGGCGTCGTCGTACGCCAGAAGAAGAAGGCAGGAACCCGTCGACTTCCTTACGAGGCCCAGGAGGTCGCCCGGATCCTCGCCGCGGCGAAGGCCGAGACGTCCGAGGTGCGGAGATGGATGCCGTGGTTGGTCGCGCTGACGGGCGCGCGGGTCGGTGAGATCGCCCAGCTGTGGGCGACGCAGGTGGTGACCATCGATGAGGTGCCCTGCCTCCGCATCGCTCCGGCCGAAGACGGCGGCACACTCAAGACGGAAGTCTCCGAGCGCGACGTCCCGATCCACCCCGCCATCCTGGAGACCGGCTTCCTGGATTACGTGAAGACGAGGAAAGGCCGGCCGCTGTTCTACGCCGGCACCGGACGCAAAGCCGGGAACTCGGCAGACGACGACAGCCGACGCCACCCGTCGAAGAGCGTGTCCAACCGTCTGGCGCAGTGGATCCGAGGTCTCGGCTTCGACGACGCCCGCAAGGCGCCCAACCACGCGTTCCGGCACTGGTTCAAGTCGGAGTGCATCCGGGTCGAGATCCCCGACGGCGTAGCGGACGCATTGCAGGGACACTCCTCCGGGCGAGAATCCGACACCTATCGTCATATCGACGCGCCGACGAAGCTTCGATACCTCGCCAAGATCGTCCCGCCTGCCCTCAAGGGTCCGTCCAGCTGACCCCCCCGTGCAAAATGCACCGCCTAAGGATTGCCCGCCCCCGTCAGAAGTCCGCGACGGGATCGTCCTCCGGCTCGGGCACGAAGCCTTGAAGCTCGTTCACCACCCGACCGAGGTTGCGGCCGAAGTAGATCGCCAGGGCGCGCGCGGCCAACTCCGGGTTCGTCGACAGAGTCGAGCTGAAGGCCCGGGACATGCGGTCGGCGAACTGCTCGGCCTGCTGCTGCAGCCACGCCTCCTCCTCGTCGTCGGTCCGGAGCGTGGAGGAGATGCCGGCCGCCATCTGCCTCGCCCGCCACCAGTCGCGACAGTCGAACGCGGAGGCGCCGAGAGTCCGCTTCACGTCCCGCATGATGGCGACCTGCCGCGGTGAGATACCGGCCGCCTCGGCCGTCTTCGGCTTGCTGTAGCCGCCGAGCAGGACGAGGCGCCACGCGAAGCTCTGGCGCTCCTTCGGCGACATCGGCAGCTCGGCACGGCTGTTGGCGCGGCCGGCTTCCAGCACCGCCTCCTGCACGGATCCGTCGAAGGCACGGACCGGGATCGGCCGTCCGTCACCGCTGCGGCGGTAGGCTTCGAGGCGGTGGTGGCCGTCGATCAGATGCGGCTTCGCGCCGATCCACTTGACCAGGATCGGGTCGAGATCGCCGGAGATCTTCAGTCCGCGCTCCAGCTCGCCGACATGGTGCTCGTCCAGATCTACCCGCCCCCGTGGCTGGAACAGCTCCGGCAGCGTCTCGACCTCCGAGACCGAAACGCGATCCGGCAGCGCGCCCTGCGGCGTCTCACGCGCCAGCGCTTCGAGTTCCTTCAACCGCTGGGCCAACTCGAACGGGATCTGGTCCGCATCCTCGGCCGCCGGGGCTTCCGTAACACCGCTCGATTCCGCCATCAGATCAGGTCCTTCAGTGCTGCGTCGAAGTCGGCGGCGCGTGCTCGCTCGACTTCCCGGTCGCGGTCTTCGAGGCGGGCGAGGTAGAGGCCGATGCTGCCGAAGGCTTCGACCAGCCACCGCGCCAGCGTCGAGGCGGCACGCGGCGGCAACTCGCCCAGGGCACGCCGTGACCGACCGAGAACCGGGTCGCCCCACTGGCGGGTGTTGCTCTCGGCGAGCCCGCGGATGCGCCGCACGAGCTGAAACCGGAAGGCTTCGTCGGATCGAAACCGGCGAGGGTCCGCCGCCTGTTGCAGATAGAGGCCGAAGGCGGTTTCCATCACCACCCGCGCCTCGACCTCGTCGGAGAGCTTCACGACCTCTTCCGCCGCTCGGCGCTCGTAGCCGAACCCGGGGACACCGCGGGCGGCCTCGGCGACGATGCCGCGGGCATGCTCGATCACCGCTCGCCACCGCTCTTCGGCGTGGTGCCAGACCGGACTCTCGGCGTTCTTCTCGATCCGCCGACGAACGCGGGCGACGAAGGGCTTCAGCTCGGCCTTGCCGACGGCGCGCTGTTCGGGGTGACCGTGGCGGCGCATGGCGCTCTTGTGGGCCGGGCACCAGTTGCCGAATTGGGTGGCGTGCCCGGTGCATCCGAGCACCCGGCAGGGGCGGGACATGGGGAACCTCGGTGAGGATGGGGAAATCTGCATCCATCCCTGGACGGACAGACGCGAAAGCGATAGCCACCGAGAGGCGGCGCGGGGAGGGGCCGGATCGTCGCGGCCCGGAGCAGTCCCCAGGAAGTCACAGTCCCCAGGACGTGAGGATCGCCGCGGCCTTGGCCGGGTCCTCAATCAGCCGATAGACCGTGCCGCGGGTCAGACCGGTTTCCTTGGCGATCTCCGACACCCCGAGCCCCATGGCGTGCCACTCGCCGACCTCGGTGAACTGCGCTCGGGTGAAGCTCGGCTTACGACCTCGATATCCCCCGTCCTCGGCCACCTTCCTGTGGTCGATCCCGGCCCGCTGGGCGATCTTCGTCGCCTCGGCCTGGGCCTGGGCGCTCGCCGCCATGAAGCCGATCAGCGCGTCTCTGATCGCCTTCTGCATCGGGTCGGTGGTGGCGCCGTCGAAGGTCTGATTGTTGATGACCGTCCGGACGATGACGCCGCGGCCCATGAACTCACGGATGGTCTCGACCACGTCCTCGTAGTTCCGCCCCAGGCGGTCGATCCAGCGGACGACGAGCGTGTCACCGGCCCGGAGCAGGTCGAAGAGACGTCGGCCCTGTTCGCGGTCGCGCAGCCGAGTGGCGACGCCGGAGACGCCTTCGTCGGTCACCACCTCGTCGATGGCGAAGCCGGCGGCTCGGGCTTGGGTCAACTGGTGAGCTGCGGTCTGATCTGTGGTGCTGACGCGGGCATAGAGGATGGTGGCCACGACTTGCGAACTCCGTCCATTGGGATCCTGTCCGCTAGGATCGCTGTCCATAGACCGAAGTCAACCCATGTGGACGTTGCAGGCGCGTCGCAGGAGATGTCCGTATGGGCATACCCTCGTGGATTCGACTGTGGACAGCCATCGATGAGACGCTGGAGGCACGCCCCATCATCTAGCCCCCAGATCAGCTACCGGCGCCGCCGAGATGGGCCGGCACGGGGGAAAATGCCCACGCCCGAGTGATCGATAGGGGCTCACATTTTTCCGGTGAAACTTCTGGCCCCCCAGTTGATCACGGCGCGGGCCGGACGCCCCCGCCTCGCGCGCGCAACTCTTCCCAGAGCCGCCCCGGACCGAGCAACGTGTCGCGGATGCCTTGTCGGACGCGCGCCGAGTCCAACGCCTGTGCGCTCATGGAGAAATGAGCCGAAAGAGCGTCCATGATGGCGTTGAGCAACTCGTTGGCGAGGTCGACCGCATCGTCGACGCTCCGGGTGTAGTCGCTTTTCAGCTCGTCCACGTCAGCTGGTCGAGGCGACAGAGTTGTCCCACCATGGCCCGACGAAAAGGTGGCCTGTTCCCGGTTCGTCTCGACCCAGCAAATGGCCAT